AAGTAAAAGTGCCCATGTTGCCGGGTGGTATGGTTTGAAGTTTAAAAACGGTTGGTGTGCTAGTTTATGCCCTAGATTAACTACTGTAAAGACTAATGTTTACATTGGTCCATATAAGTCAAAAATGGATCTAAAAGTTGTCTTAGGACAGAAAAAAGATGTAATTTTAGACGAAGACGACAGTTAAAATAGTATATAACCTGTTCTTTGATAAATAATATATCGGAGAACAGTAAATGGCGAGACCTAAACCAACTATATTATTAACATACGTAGATCCTAGTACTTACAAAAGTGATGAAGTGTTAGAAGCTGAAGCCATCTATGCAGTATTCTATAAAGGACGTCCTTTTAATCTACGTACATTCTTAAACAGCTTACAAGACTATCCAGGACCCAAATACAAGAAAGTTAGCTTTAGTAATCCAGGTCATGCGTTTAATCTAATGGAAAAGATGAATAAGCTATTTAAATGCAATGACTTTACTGTAGTAGAACTTAAAGAAGGGTCTTTAGTCAATGAATCAGACCTTATCAAAAAAACAGATAAGTGAAGCTATCTTTAAACAGCTTCAAGAGTCAGTGGGTCGAGACTTAGAGTTCTTTCAAATATTTAAAAATACCAAAGGTACTAGATTTACCAGTACTGGGTTTGAACTAGCAAAACGCTTGTGGAAAACATATCCTCTTAAATTTAAACAGGAATATAGAGTACTAAACAAAACATTACTATTATTAGACGAACGTATGGATTGGCCATATTATCTAAGTAAACGTCAATTGGTATTGTTTAGTGAGATGGATGCGTTTGAATTTACATTATATCAAGGTGACATAAATTTATGGGCCAACAAATTTTAAATACGATTAAAGAACAAGGATTTTGTGTTGTCCGTAATGTTATTAATCAAGAAGACATCCAAGCACTTAACTTCTTACAACAATATTTAGAACCCTGTCGAGGTCATGACTTTACTGCCAAGTACTTTCCAAAAAAGAAACTCGACGAAGCAGGCAAGCTGGCAATATGGTGGAGTCAACAATTAACAGGTTGGGAATGTGTTAAATCTATTAATCAACGTTTACTAGATATTACCAAAGATTGGTTTGATAATAATGTTGTTTATGTCTGCGATGTTATTACCAATGAACCTGGCAATCAATTTGTTAAACCACATATAGATACTCCATATAGATTTGATCAGTGGCATGAAAGTTTCGAATTATTAGGAGTTCAATGCATAGTTCCTTTATGCGATTTCAATAAAGAGAATGGAGGAACTGGTTTATATCCTGGTAGTCATTTAAGAAATTGGGTAGTACAAGATAGTTATCGTGGAGTTTACACAGAAGAATTTTTAGCCAATGTTATACAACCAGAAATGAATCCTGGCGATGTTTTAATATACAATCCAAGAGTGTTGCATAGCACAATGCCAAACAATACAGACTTGGTTAGACGTGCCCTGCTAACCCACATAACTACTAGAGAATTAACTGAAGAATTAAAATTGGTAGATAATATTTGGTTAGAGTAATATTCTTGTCAACGAATAACAGAGCTAAGGCGTTATATATATGTAGAGACAATAATGTCACTACAGTTCATTAATCAAAAGGAAACTTAAAATGAAAAATCTTATCGCTACCCTAGTCGTTGCATTTGCCGCAACATCCGCTTTTGCTGCCGCACCAGCTAAAATGGAAGAAGTTAAAAAGCCAGAAGCTACAGCAAACGTTCCTGCTACACCAAAGGAAATGCCTAAGGTTGCTAAGCCAAAGACTAAAGCAGAAAAAGAAGCTGAAGCAAAGGCAGGTAAGCCCGCCGATACTAAAAGTGCTACACCAGCGCCTGCTGCCAAAGCAGACGAAAAGGCTCCTGCTAAGCCTGCCGCAACTCCAGCCAAGTAATTTTGAACTAGACGATGAAGGCTACGATTATGAAAGTGACGTAGAGCTTCATCGTAGCTACAGTAGACCTAGAGTCGTTACCGTTGACATAGATGATGACGAAGTTAGTGATTATGTAGCAATGAGGTTGGCTCGGGCCCGTGAAAAGGCCATGCAGGCATACTATGAGAAATGGGCTTAACTGCCCATTTCTTTTTTGTTGACATAAATTGATTTTGGTTGTATAATCACGTTATGAACAAAGAAAAAGTAAACGAAATTATACAGTGGACTGGTGCTCTTTTCATCATTCTAATGCACATATTGAACAGCGCATTGGAATATGGTTATAGTGTTCGACCATACAATCTTATTGCCGCGGCATTGGGAACCATTTGTTTTATGCTATGGAGTTATCGTGTAGTAAATAAACCTCAACTCCTAGTCAATGTCGTAGCTATGGTTATCTGTGTTTTAGGCTTAGTCAAAGCATTTAATTGACACAAATTGGTTTTGGTAGTATAATACTTGTATGACGATAGCAAACGAACTTCCAAAAGGTCTTCGAACAGAAGACGAAATCTTAGCCGCGGGCTTTGCACTAATGAAAGAACAACTGGGTTCAAAAACTGCCCGTTATTACTTTTATTATCACGAAGACTATCCCAGCGATGTAGTTAACGAATATCTTTGGCTCAACAAAGAACTCGTTAATTGACACAAATTGGTTTTGGTAGTATAATATACACATAGTTTAACAAAACAGGAGCAAATTATGTTCGTAGTTTACAACAAAGAAACAACACAAATCGTCGGCAGTAAAGCTCGTAGAACTTGGAAAAGTTTGGCAGCCGCTAAAGCGCATCTTGCACGTATGGCTAAAATGGGTTACAATGTTGATGAATACGATATTGCTTCGCACTCGTTCTTTGCAGACAAGATCGAAAAAACTGTAGAACGAACAAATTTGATGACTGGTAAGAAATTTAAAGAAAGCGTTAATGCGTCTTACTATTGC